TATAGTCCTCAATAACGCTTGTTGCTCTAGGACTATACTTCATTGTAGGTCTTAAGTAGTTGTCGTAAATTCTATATGACTCAACACCATTACCAAAAGCAAATGCGTTGAAGTCTGAGTTATCAGATGTTACATTATTTAACTCAACTACAAGTGAAATTGGTGATGGAATTTTTGATTGATTTGCCTCCCAAGATTGATAAAATACATTCCCAGGAACTACTACTCCAGATAAAATTGTTGATACGTCTACATCAATAACTATAGCATAATCATTTATGATATAAAGTATCTCATAATATCCATTTAATGGACCATATATTGGAGGAACAAGATCTGAACTTCTAACATAAATTCTCTCACCAACATTAAACCAATGCATCATATCCGTATCCTCTACAACTGTTGTTGACTCAGGTCCTAATACTACATAGTTGTCGAATTCAGCAGGTACATCAGGCCAAAGAGCTCCATATGTAAAATCAGCATAAGGCCAAGATACCATATGATTACCATTCTCAATTCTATATGTCTTGCGCATTTCATAGAATACGTCAACATCTGATTCTAATGGCACTGTCTCAGCAGAAAGTTGAACTGTTGGAGTTTGAGTTATATCTAATGTTGCTACAATCTCATTTCTATTACATACATAGTTATCTCCGACACCTCTTATTAACATACATAGTGTACCATTTATATCCTCTTCTATATAATTAGTTTGATCACTTAAAGAAGGATCTGTAGAATATTGAGGAGTTGAAGTTGATGACCTTCTAAATATTATATTGTTTGCAGATGTTACTAAACTATCACTAAAATCTTTATATTTAAATGATTGATATGCACCTGATCTCCAAAACCACTCTTCTAAATTCTTATAATAATTATCAGATGTCCATGTATTATTTTGATTCCTAACAGGTGCAGATGGATCTGTAGGAGCATAATCTCTTACTATATTTATATTTATGACTGCTCCAGGATATATTGGTCCATTATAAGCTAATATAGCATGACCTCCATACTCATCTGGAGATATATTTCCCATGTCATTATCTGAAGGAATACCACTATATGAATATATATCATCTATTACTGTTGATGAGAATATATAAGGAGGTGTAATAGGTAAAGGATTATAAACACCATTACATCTTACATTAAATATGTATAAGTCACCTACATTATAATTACCATCATCAAAATATAATTCAAAATCTGGTGGATCTCCATAAGCAGGTGTGAGTGCTATTGATAAGAAATAAAAAGAACTGGATGGTGGTATTGATATTGATGATCCCCATCCAGTATCAGAATCTGGAGCAGTAGATACTTGAAATTCTGTTTCTGAAACTATTTTTATTGATATTCTATAATCCTTACTTAATTCTCCACCTGCATAAGCATATTGTATATTTATATCAGGAGCACCATTTTGATATGGATATATTAATGTATTATCACCATTATTAGCATAATACGAATATTCAAATGTTACATCTGATGATCTATCTACTACAGGGCTAACAGTTTGATCTCCAAGACAAGTTACATTTGCATTATTTTTAGGACCTCTACCTTGTCCTGTTGCATTTGTTGGTGTAGATTGAGGCTCATTTAAAAATGCATCTACTGGATCAGCTTTAATTTTAAAATATAATCCCTCAGTAGTAAATGGACTTGTTGCTGTTTTATACTCAAGCTCAAGAACTTTAAATTGTTTGTTTGAATGAGTAGCTATACCATTAGCAGTTTTAAATATAATATATCCACCAACAGTAATTTTATCTCTGTCAGCTTCATTAATTAAAAAATATCTAAATACACCATCAACTACAAATGTCATTGGGAATATATTATAATAATCACCTTGTGCTTGTTTAATAACAAATCTATAATTTGCAGCCCAAAATGGAGGCTCATTATTTAATGTTACTATTATAGAGTTAGCAGTATCTGAATTTATTGGAGGGATATATAATGTATTTTCTTTACTTGTTAAAGCAGTAGTCATTCGACCATATTCATCCAAATATACAATACCAATCTCATAGTCACGATCACTTCTAAATGTCTTTTTTGGAGAGTCTGTAATAACTTCACTCTCTAATGAAAGTGAATAGTCAGGAACTATCTTTATACCATTAGCATTTACGATATCTCTAAACTGAACATAGTTACCATAAACCAGTCTGTTTCCAATTATCTCTTGTGCTTTTGCAGTTAATGGTACATTGTCAAATAGTCTTGTTACTTCACTTGATTCTAAAGGAGTGTAAATTTTGTTAGCACTAAAAGTTATTGAATACTTTGAGTCATCCAATATTGATAAATCATCTTTATTATAATTGTCAATTATATAAACATTTAATCTATAAGTATCAAAGTAAAGGACCTGAATTTGTTCAACAAACTCATTGCCAGTGTCAAATGTTACATCAACTTTATTATACTTATTTAGCATCCCTTTGTTGTCACCTGTATTATAGTCATATGCGAATCCACTTGCATGGAAAGCAACAGATGAAAATGGAGATAGTGAGCTATATTGATTATCTTTATACTTAAATCGATATGAAAAGTATATAAATTTATCTTGTATATTATTTGATGTATTAATATTTTCATCAAAAGACAAATCAATCTTAGGACTATACAATGGTGGTCTAAGAATTACATTTATATCCTCAACGATTCTAGGGTCGTCAGTAGTATAACTTTTAGATCTTGCTATATTTATTCTTCTAGGTGGATTTAATCCATCTGTCCAATATAAGAATGGGCCTTCACCCTTAGATGCAGGTATAAAATTAATTCCAGTTACAGGATAGTTTTTATTAAAATTTAATTGTCCTTGAGTACATAGCAAAACAATACTAGTAAAATTGAATACTTCACTATACTCAAATATCGCGTCAAATGTATCACTAGTAACCAACCAATAGATAAGGTTATCAGCCTCATAAGTTACAGCTCCAATTGTCTTAGAATTTGAGCCAGAATAAGTAACTCCTTGAGCTTCAACTAATGTCTGAATATTAGAAACTAGTGCATTACCAAGTGAATTTGATACAGCACCAATATTAGATCCTGATGCAGTATCTATAGTTACGTTAATTGCATCAATATATTCACCATCAGGAATAAGGCGTTCATCAAGATCCTTATTCATTCTACCTTTAATAAAGGTCTTATTTAATTCAACTGCCATTATTTTATAATTTTATCTCTGCCTCTTAATGACATCAATAGTCTTGCTGGATGTAAATTACTCAATCTTATTTTGGTATTTCGCAAAGATGCTGTCTTAGCCTTTTGAACTCTATTAACAATGTATTCTTGAACTCCTGTTTTATTGCTAAGAACAGCCCACTTTAAATAATTGTAAATATATTCTTCTGCTAGTTTGTTGATTGTGATAAGAGAATCATCACCATTTTCCATACCATCTGAAATATACTCAAGCACAATATAACCATCCTCAACACCAGTTGAAAAGTCAATAACACCAGCAGCTTTATTAATTGTAAATTTTGGATTTCTATTTGCAGCGTCAGTCTCTAGACCATATCTTCCACCTATACCATAACCAAAATACCAGTCACCATTATATGCCCAACCATAAGAACCATTATAAGGTCCAGGTCCTACATATAATTGTTTGTCTTGTCTCATTATGTCAAGCTTAGATGTGCCTGTAACAACCTCGCCATTTAAATCGAAAATTATATCAAGATTATTGTCTTGTAAATATGCTGTTGCTGATAGAACTGTTCTGTTTTCAGTTAGCTGAAATAGAACTCCATTTCTAAGCAAAGATATTCTAACGTAGTTAACATAGTCTGGAGGCAATACCATTTTTAGTTGACTACCTAACTGCAATTCAAGAACCTTAATATTTCTTAATGCGTCATAGTTCAACTCCTGTATAGCTCTCTTTGCATGAAACAAAACAGTATATCGCTCAACATTATTAACTAATTTATCGTTACCAACATACATTAGCATAAAATTATTCACAATGTCAGCTAAACTAACATATTGGTAAGAACCCCAATTTACATCTTCAGGCACTACACCATTGTTAGTATAATATTGATAGTTAGTAATATATGCCATTTGTTATTGTTTTTGTTGTATTTCTTGTAACTCCTCAGATTTTGCAGCAGCCATAACCTCTTGCTCTCTAATTGATACGCCAGCATATTGTAATATCTTGACAACTAAGTCAGAGAAGTCACTCATAGGCATCTCAAAGTCTTGATAGTCTAAAGCTGATGGATTGAATAATGGATCACCTCCAACAGATGTATATGTCCACTTTGGCTCTTTTGGATATCTAATATAATGTGCTGTAACATTATCAATTATTGTATTTGGATAAACAGTGAAGTTTGAAACTGATGTAGTTGTATTGTCATAATTATCAGCCATAGTATAAATAGGATACGCTATACTAGGAGCTGTTAAATTTGAAGCCAATAGATATAAAGCTTTTTGATGGCTTGTTTTCTCTATTTCCTTTGTTCCATTTAAAACTAACTTCTGAATAAAATAGCTATCGCTCGGTGCTTCAAAGTA